TATTTGTCCAACGAATTTCATCCGTATTTGGCATAGGTGTATTTCCTAATTGTAATTTTAACCATTCTTGCATCATCCCACCTGTGTCGCAACTAGGAGAACAATTCCAATTTAATAATTCAATATTTTTCAGTTTATACATATCAAAATAATAAATACCATTCCAAAAATAATGTATATTATTATTTCTACTTTGTAAAACTATTGCACAATCATATTCTGAGTATTTGTTTATATCAAAATAATCTACCAAAAACATATCACTATCCAATAGTAAATATTTATCAGTATTTTGTTTTTGGTATTGTAAAATATAATTCATTGAATCCGCAGTTCTTTCACTAGCAATCTTATTTTGTTTGTGATTTTCATTTGGAACATTTATACAAGTTATATTTAATTTAGAACACATATCTTCTATTTGTGTTTTTATTGTAATATCATTTCCATTTGTAAAATCAGGAAAATCTTTGGCATCATTAAATACAATAAATTCATATTCACCTTGAAAATATTTTTTTAAAGTATAATATTGGATTTCAATAAAAAGTGGATTATTAACTACAGCCGTAATAATTTTCATTATATATTATTATTATTGATAATAAAAAGGTATTAGTAAACGTATAAAACGGCATTTTAGATGTCTAATGGTGCAATAATTAAAACGCGATTATTTTAATTATTATGTTTATTTTTGTAATATATAAATAAAAACCACACGATGTATCGTAATACAAAGTGCTTAATTGGAGTACGCCAACCCACCCATACCGGACATAATTCTCAACACGTTATAGTTGGTGGCATAAACACGCACCTTGGCAGTCTTGGTACCCTCAACAGTTGCGTTGGAGAGAACAAGCTGGAGGGTAGCATTGTCAATACGGGAGAAGTTGCAAGTGCCGGTGGGCTGGTGCTCCTCAGGGCGGAGAGCAAAGGAGTACACGTTAATACCTTCATCAGGGTTGCGGGTGTGGCTCTGGTAAGGTTGAACCCAAGAGAAGTAGGTTCCTTCACGCTCAGAGAAGCGGTCCTGTCCGTTGAGCTGCAACTTGGCAGTGACAACGGGGTTCTGGCCCCAGCAGTGCATGTCAAGGGAGGTCTCAGTAAGCACGAAGGTGCCGGCATCAGAGACGGAGGAGTTAAGATGGGAATTGACGCCACCAAGGGTGGGAATACCAGTGGTAGTGTTGGGGGTAAGGCTGGGACCACCGAAGTTGGGCTCGTTGTAGGGGTTTCCGGGTCCGTGCCAGTATCCAGTGCTGTAGGCCGCATCCATGGCACCAGCAGACTCAAAGAGGCCCTCACTGTCAATGAAAGCGTGTTGTCCGATGAGGGAGTTGGGGTCGTGAGCACCAACGGCATCAGGGCCAGCGAAGGCGTGGACGGCGTTGGGGAGGGCATCGATGGCATCAGTGTAGTTGAAGGGCTGGGCACCCAACACCTTGAAGAGGAGGGCGTCGCACACAAGGGAAGAGCAGTAATCGACGTTCTGATCAGGCTGGACAACCCAAATCAACTCCTTGACGGGGTGATTGAAGTTGAGCTTGATCTTGTTGGAGGAAGAACCGACAGACTCGTCACCAGTGAATTGGAGCTGGGTAATGAGGTATTCGTGGGGGTTCTGGGCCATTCTGCGGCGCTCATCAGTATCCAAGAAGACATAGTCAACGTAGAGGGAGGCGGCAACCAAAGACTGGTTGTAGGCGATGGCCGCGGGGACAGCCTTGCCAGAGGCATACTGGGTAGCACTGGTGTGAGTGGCGCTGGAGCTGCTGGAGTTGCAGCTCAAGGTAGTGACAGCCCACAAGCACTCATCAATGGGACGAATATCAAGGTTAATCTTGACCTCGTGGTACTGAAGGGCAATCAAGGGAAGGGCAAGACCAGGGTTGGTGCAAAACCAGAACTGAAGGGGAACATAGAGGGTGGTCTCAGGAAGGGCATTGCGGGGGGCACACACCTGACGGGGAGCCTGGGAGTCGCAAGGACCATCAACATCAGCGAAAGAGGGATCAGTAATGAAGGTAAGCTGGGTGGTGTTACCAATCATCTTGAAGTATCCGCGAGTCTGCTCAGAGGTCATGGTAAGTTGGTTCCAGATGTGCATCCAATCACCATACTGGCGGTCAATACGTTGGCCACCAATCTCAACCTCAACCTGAGCGATGAGCTGCTCTCCGGGGAAATCTAACCAACGAGCATAAACACCAGAGTTGTTAGCGGGGGAGTAAGTGCCAACACCCATCAACTGGTTGATCTCGGGAAGAGTCACCTGAAGATAAGTGCGGTAGGCAAGATCACCATTACGGCTGATCGTGCACTGGACACGACGACCGAAATCGGCCTGTCCGTTGAAGGTTTGCTCAATAGATTCAATAGCAAAGTTGGTGTAACGTCTGTAAGTGACCTTCCAGAAAGTGATCTGAGGATTACCAGTGAGGTATACGTCTTGTGCGCCGTAAGCGACTAGTTGCATGAGTCCGCCTCCCATTTTATAATATGGCTAAAGAAAAAAATTTTTTGGATTTTAATTTAATATAAATTAATTAAATTAAATTAAAATGTTATATATTTGCAAATTATGAAGAAAGTATCTTATTTATGTCCATATTAGACTTCATAAATTTTTGTAAATATGAATCTAAAAATATTTCCTTTTTGCCCTCGTGGTTCTTTGAAAATACATAGGCCTCATTTTTCTTAGAAACCGACCACCCTTCTTGTAAGGCATTATAAATGAAGGACATTTTTTGAAAAGTCACCATATCTACTTTGTGTTCCTTGTTGTCCTCTATATTTATATGTAAATCCATTTTATAAAAAAACAGAAAAGTTAAATAATAATTAAACCAATTGTATAATCCACCCCTTTATTGTAGAAATAAATGTTATATTGAAATTACAAATTAAAAAGTATTATGATATTTTATAAAGAACTATGTCAAATGGATTTAAGCCTAAAACCACAAAAAAAATTAAGATAAACAAGAGAAGTGCCATTACTTTGGATGGAAAACACAGAGAATATTTGAATGAATTTATTAAAGACGACGTTGATAGAATTCCTGAATTAAAGTTAGAGCGTGATAATTTACAAAAAAAGGCAACTGATCCAAATATTACTTTATCCCTTGAAGAACGATTGGATATAAAAGATCGCCTAAAGGAAATCAACAAAACTATTAAAAATTGCCATCTTAAAAAAAAGGAGTATTTATTAGAAAACTCTAAACATATTTTTGATTATTTTGAAAACAAGAAGAATATTTCTAAAGGCGATGATATAATGCCAACCTCTAAAAGTAAATTGGTAAATAACTTTTTCAAAATTAACAATGAAATACAACCTGCATCATCTGCGAACAATTTGAACACTCATAACATCGTGCAAAAATATTTGAGTAATATAGATGACACGTTTATCGACATTAATCAATACGTCCAGGCTTGTGATATATGTCAATATTGTCATATTGGTGAGCTGATTCCGTTAGAAGACGATGGGGTATTAATATGCAATAAGTGCTCCAGACATATTCCCTACTTGATTGAAAATGAAAAACCTTCTTATAAAGAACCGCCCAAGGAGGTTTGTTTTTACGCGTATAAGAGAATCAATCACTTCAAGGAAATCATCGCGCAATTTCAAGGAAAGGAGACTACACAAATCCCACCAGAAGTAATTGAAAATATTAAACTTCAAGTGAAAAAGGAGCGGACCACGATTGACCAGATTACAAATATAAAAACAAAGGAAATCTTGAAGAAATTGGGATACAATAAATATTATGAGCATATTCCATTTATTAAAGACAAACTTGGCATAAAACCGCCAGTAATGTCCGCCGAATTCGAGGAAACCCTTTTTAATTTGTTCATGGAATTGCAAGCGCCTTACTCCAAGTTTTGCCCCGATGACCGCGTCAACTTTTTAAATTACTACTACACGGCATACAAACTTTGCGAGTTGTTGGGTGAGATACATTACCTTGAACACTTCCCTATGCTCAAAGATAGAGAGAAAAGAATTGACCAAGATAATATTTGGAAGAAGATTTGTCTGGAACTTGATTGGGAATTTATTCCAACTATTTAGATCCGATCCTTGAACAATTATATATATGTATAAATTAATTATCATATAAAATTAATTTATTCTATCGCTATATTAATGGCTCCCGCAAATAAAACAAGAAAATCGCCTTCTGCGAGCGCAACCAAATTTGGGGTTGGGGTTAAGAAGCGCGGGAATGATGGAAATATGTGGCAAATAGTTCAAACTAAAACTGGCACAAAGAGATGGTTAAAGGTCGCAAGCAAGGCAAAAAGTAAAAAGAATACAAAGGTTGTCAAGGCGGCAGCAACCGCGATGCAACCTATACAAGACGACGACGCTATACGAAACAAGAATAAAAAGTTGTATAAATTTTGGTCAGATTTGGCGGATTCCAAGAATGGTGTTTTTATTTACAAGGACAATAGTCATAAAATAATTAAAAAAAATCTTAGAGAAGAACAGGTGAAGGCCGAAACAGATGGTAATGTTGTAGCGATTTTGGATAGCGGGCCGAGTTTTGGCGCTTATGTTGCCCTATCTAGAAAAGCTGGAGATAAAAGCGTGGAAGAAGTCATCAAGAATTATAAGAAATATTTTAACGAGGGTGCATCTGGAAAAAGATTATTCTGTTGAAAGAATCATATGCGTTTTAACGTTCAAGAACTAATAATTTAGTTTCAGGTGCCATTTGTAAAATTTTATATGCACTATAAAGACCTGAAATACCACCACCAATAATAATTATATCATAATTAGATGGATTAGACATATAAATATGATAGATAATAAATCGTATTATTTAAACTTGCGCGTTTTTCTGTATATTTTACGCGCGACCCGTGTTCGCTTAAGTGGTTTGCGTCGCCGTCTTGTTTCTCTCTTGGTTGAATATCTGGATGCTCGTTTACGACGAGTTTTTTTGTTTCCGCCAAGTTGGGTTTCGCCATCGGCCTCGTCATCGGTATCTTCCTCATCATCTGTATCTCCATAAGTTGGATATCTATTCTTATTATAGGATGCTGTATATGCAGCTGGGGTCATACCATCATTATTTTCATTCAATACATATAATATTCCATCAATATTTAAGCTCTCAAGCCCATAAACCTTTTTTATATTATTCAGATATCTAATATGGTCGTCTGTGAAGCCAACGCCTCTCAATGTATTTTTCTCTCTTCGTGTGTATGGGATGTTTGAACCACCTCGTTGTTTATACTTTCGTGTTTTCATTTGTTGTTCTTATAAATATAATATAACGTATTATATTTATTTGTTGAAATGTATATTCTGGTGGTGAGAGACATTTATAGGCCTCCAGGGAAACCGACCAAGTTGGCACCAATACCAAACCCGGCACCAGAGCGAGCAGTCACACCAATAACAGGAACATACGTATCTAGGATGCTAAAAGTGGCAGCCGCGGTTAACGCAATCATACCAATCTCCTCTAAATTCAATGATCTCTTGGGAATGGCATAAGCCGCCAACGCGACCATTAAACCTTCCACAAGGTATTTTATAATCCTCTTTACCAACTCGTTAATGTCGAAAACGCGATTCATTATACTAAATAGATAGAAAAAAACAAAATAAATATATATAATAATTAAATCACTTAAAATTATGCATCTTACATAGATTATAATGAGTCAATCTAAATTCGAAAGAAAACTGCAATCCAACGGCAAGCCAAACCCTAAATATATCGACTTGCTAGAGGAGGACAAGCCATTAGCAGGACAAAAATTTGTGTGCGTTTCATTTGTTTCGCCCGAAAAAATCCTCAAGCAAAAGGAAATTTTCTTTTTTGAAGAGTTCCTAAAGAAGTGGGATTTGAACAAGTCCATGGAGAAGTTTGTGCAGTTTTTGAATTTTGCGTCATTCAAGTATAAGTTAACGTTTGACGATGTTATGAAGGATTTTCAAGATTTCATAACGGAAGAGAAGGATACTATTACTGCTACCAGCCTTGCGGATGATTACAAGACGTTTGTGGATAAGAATGAGGAGGATTTGGAGAAGTCCTTCAGCATTGCGCATAATTTCCAGACTCATACTAGAGGCATTAAAATCCGCGGTTCTTATCCTTCTATCGAGGAAGCCGAGCTAAGATGCAAAATGTTGCGTGAGATTGACCCTCATCACGATGTATATGTTGGCCCCGTAGGATTGTGGATGCCTTGGGAGCCTGAGGCCTACAAGACGGGTCGTGTGGAATACATGGAGGAGGAGTTGAACAAGTTGATGAGCGAAAAGAGCAAGAGCGAAGAGAACGCCAAGAATGCTTTTGAGCAACGTGTCAAGGAGACGAAGAAGAAGGCCATTGAGGACAACATTAAAAACGCAGAGAAGAGTGGCAACACTTTGACCCAAACGATTGACGATGCAGGAAACCTCATTGGTGTTGGATTGGCGAATACCCAAGAGAAGACGCTTGCGGGTAAGGGTGGCGAGATTTCAGTTGCGGATATTCGTAGCGAGTTGTTTGAGGGCGAAAATATTATTGTCGGCAAGTCTGACAATGGACAAAGTCAGTTGCTCAGTGGCCCGTTTGCGTCCAAGAAGAAGGATTAAAACGCGTGGATTAACATGATAAAAAATTAATACAAAATATAATATACAAAATTACATATTATATTCTATTGTAGGAAAGACGGACCAATTAAATGAAATAATATATATTTATATATATATATAGAATGGCCAGAGAACGCGAATTATTTTCACATGAACTAAAAATAGGAAATGTATATAGAATACAAGAGTATGGTCCATGGAACAATCGACTTACACGAGATCCATTTTTGGCTGTATATACCGACGCGAATCGTGCTAAGCTTACGATGTACTTTACAGAATTATATCATGACATAATGCCGAATTTTAACGACTATTTTACAATTTTAGCGGATACTGATCCAACGCATAAATATTATTATAGATTTTTTGATACCTCACGCAACTCAAGAGGTGGCAGAAACCACAAAACAAGGCAAACCAAACTACGCAGAAAAAATAGAACTAAAAAGAACCGCAGAAGAACGAATCGTAGAAGATAGATTAAGACATTTCCAATTCTTTGAGCTAGCACTCTAATATAATATTTATATATATTATATAATGGCTGCATTTGGACAAATACGTGAAGGTGAATTAAGACCAGACCAACTAGAAATAGGAAAGGTATATAGAGTAGAATCTTATTACCGGAATACAAATACACCTGTGGTCGTATCTTTGGCTAGGTTTAAGAGAATTTATGGAAGATCGACACGATTTATTGAGGAGCCGGTTCCAACTATGGAATTTACAATAGTACATTATGGTACACGTAGAAGGCTTGCGAGTGAAGAGGATTTGCCGAATGGAGAATACAATATAGATATCGGGATGGATACTAATCCAACGCATGCCATTTATTATAGATTTTTTCAAACAGCAGCAGATATTGTAGAAAAACGAACGAAACAACAAGCACTACAACAAGTATTCGCGGGTAGACTCCCGCCGACAGAAGCACATTTTCTTTCGGATGGATGGTTTGCAACCAACACTAGGAAAGGTGGAAGAAAATACAAAACCCGTCAAACCAAACTACGCAGGATACGCAGAAAAAATAGAACTAGAAAGAATCGCAGAAGAACGAATCGTAGAAAATAGATTTATTTAAGACATTTCCAACTCATTTGAGGCGACAGGTTTATTTTTGAATGCTTCTTTTCTCTTTGCGATGATAGCCTCAATCGTAGTTAACATCTTGTATTGCTCGGTGTAAAAATCGCCACTATATACGCCTCCACCATCAATCAAGTTTTGGTTAGTAAATAATGTCTGCACAATAATATCCTCAGTTTCAAACAAGACGTCTACCTGGCCTTTTCTCTCTTCATTCTTAACTACCACAAAATATATTCCGACTGCATTGTCAGTTCTTGTTTTTAAATAATCAGAGAAGGCGTTAAAATATGTAAGCACGCCTCCGTATCCCACATTTAATTCATATTCGGCCATTCCCATAATAGGATGCACGTACAAATAAAATTTTTGTTGAGGCAACGAAAGGATCTTTTTGAATCGTTCAACACATCGTTGGAAATATTGATGATCTGTTTCCTTTCGGATATCATGATGGGTCATAGCAAGTTTCATTCCGTACGTTCCAATTTTATTTTCTGGAGTGTCCGAGATATAATCATCTTCATAGTATTTATTGTAAACAATGTTTTCGTTGCAAACATGGGTCTTAACATCGTCGCATAAATTAAAGGTCTCGCTTTGTTTATCTAGATAATTCTCAACCCGCAAATACTCTACAAAGTCCGTCTCGATGCAATGAACCAACACGTCCAATTTTGATACAACCCAGTCAAAGGGATATGTTTCAAATTTGTGTCTCATCTCCTTTATGAGAGATGCAGAGGTACATCTATGGCCCACTGAAAATAAAATGGTCTTTTCTGCCAATCTGTTGTCAAAAAGTCCGTCGTGCAAATCATCCGCTGCCATATTTATAAATTAAATTACTTAAAATATAAGATTTTAACTAATTTACAATATCTTTTTCACTAATACAAATCCTGCTAAAGCCCCGAGTACTTCTACTATCATATATAATATATAATCCCGTTGTGTTATTTTATTGGCTACCATCATGCTAGTAGCAATGGCTGGATTGAATATTCCGCCAGATATAGCTCCTCCTAACATAACAGCAATTGCAAGTGCTGCACCATGAGCTAAATAATTGCTAGTAGAAAAAACTACAACTGAAAGCAAAAAGGTTCCAAGAAATTCAACAATATATTTATTCATTTTGCTATATTAACAGAAAATAAATGTATTCGGTCAAAAATGTAATTACCATTTTGTCTTTTTCACACTTATTTTTGGACCCGCTCCCTTTTTCTTACTACTGCCTGGGTCATACTTTTCCTCCTCATCGTCAGAGTGCATATCTTTTGAAAGTTCCCAAAACTCTTTGGAACCCAATTTAAAATCATTATGCGGGTCTGCCTTGTACCAAAAAACCTGATCTTGTAGTTTATTTGATTTTGCATTGTTGTTGATTACTAAACACTCGTAATTTTCAGTGCACTGGTCCATGACCTGACAAAAAGATTCAAATGTGGGAAACATACCCGCATAGTTTTCAAAAATACGTTTGCGGTTTGCAATATATGGCTCACGCAGAATAAACACATAATCAATATTTGTACGAAGGGCGGGCGGAATACCCAACGGATATTGCATAGTAATTATTAACATGACTTTCCAATGACGACCATTCATAAACAACAAGCGCATCATCTTGTCTCGCGACCACGTATTATCATACAAACAATCATCCAAGATGACAAATGTACGCGGGTCTATCGTGCTACGCTTAAATGTTTCAACTTCTTTTTTTATTTGTTTTAGAACAGATCGCTGACGCTTTAGGATATTCTCAACGATTGCAGTATTGTATTCATTGTGAATAAAGAGTTTTGGAACCATTTTACTATAAAACCCGTTGCCTTCTTCTGTCCCTGAAATTACTGTGCCGATAGGTATGTCTTGGTGATAAAATAGCAAGTCGCGAACTAAGAAACTCTTACCCGTATCACGACGTCCAATAAGCACCACAACGGGACCCTTGCTTTCATTTGGTTTAAAACTTATACTTTTCATATCAAATCTTTTTAATTCTAATGTCATATCTTCTGTATATATAATTCATTTTAGAAAAAGTAGAAGGAATTCTACGCAATCACTTAAGCGACAACACAATACAATTCTATTTGCGTTGAATCCCTTCCACATTTTCTAAATGCGAAGTATATGAACGATATAGTTAACTACAAGAAGCGTAAAAACATTGAATTATTCAAATCTTTAGAAAGATTTGATTTAGACCAGACCCAAAACTATATTCCAATTTATACTAAACTAATGACATTGAATGAAACAAATTTTAATAGTGTAAATTTAAATCATAGCTTGTATATTACCAATGTTATTAACAATATTGAGGGAAATCAAAATCTATACAAGTGTTCGCTGAAGAATTCCGCCGACGACCAGCTAAAAATAAAACCCAAAAACATCTTTTGTAAGATGGCTCCTTTATTAGACCCAATAAGGTATTTGATAGGTAAATACGATGTTGCAGATAATTCATTGATGAATTTGCCTTCCATAGATTCTACTGCTTCTTCTGTAAATTCAAAACTATTAGATGTGAATAATTCGGCCTATGTTGACAGCTTGTTTTCTCATCTAACAAGTCAATTGTTATCTAAGCATGGATTCATCCACGGAATAGAGTTTTATGGTTCATTCTTGTCCATTAAGAAAAACTTTAAACTAAATGTCTTTGACGACTTGGATTATTTGATCAAGTCGGATTTTTTCAACAAGAATAAAAATCAGCTATTTCAGATTGAAGATTATAGTGCTTTGTTTGACGACGACACAAGTAAGAAGAACCTCCCTGCTATTAAAATTGACGCAACTGGACAGGATTGTGTTTTTCCAATTGAACCGATAGAAGATATACTTTTTAATGAAGTGTTTGATACTTCTCAAACGGATGATAGTGTATTGGCATTAACAACGGATAATCTAAAAGAGTTGAGTATGGAAACATTCGCACTTAATACACTGAGTTCGCATAATTCCGAGTCTGTTGATTCAGAGAGTTCATGCTCTTCTAGAACAAGCCATACTAGAGATTCGGATAGTTGTTGCGATGATAACTCCACAGAAGAATGGACAGATGAAAATAGCGAGGGTTATGATGATGATTCTGGCGAGGATGAATGTATAAATGTGACGTTTCCGAAATATCCTGTCCAAGTTATTTGCATGGAACAATGCCAAGATACACTGGATAATCTCATGTTGAAAACTGATATGGACGAAATTCATTGGATGTCCGCATTGATGCAAATTATCATGACGTTAATTACTTATCAAAAGGTATTCGCCTTTACGCACAATGATTTACATACGAATAATATCATGTATGTGCCGACTGATAAGAAATTCATATATTATTGTTTTAAGAACAAGTATTATCGTGTGCCGACATTTGGTAAAATATTCAAAATCATTGATTTTGGGCGCGGTATTTATAAATACGATGGGAAGCTTTTATGTAGCGATAGCTTTAGTTTTGGTGGCGATGCTGCAACCCAATACAATATTGAACCCTACTTCAACGATAAAAAACCGCGGTTGGAGCCAAATTATAGTTTCGATTTGTGCAGACTGGCTTGTTCCATGTTTGATTATATGGTTGACGATATGGATAGCATCAAGGATTTAAGTAAAGTTGATACTATAACTAGAATCATCGTTGAGTGGTGTTTGGATGACAATGGATTGAACGTCTTGTACAAGAATAATGGGGCGGATAGATATCCTGATTTCAAGTTATATAAAATGATCGCGCGTTGTGTGCACAAACATACTCCTCAGGCACAATTGGAGCGCAAGGAGTTTAATGCGTTTATATTTCCCAAGAAACAAATCCCTGGAAATGAAAAAGTAATCAATATTGACGAATATCCGTCGTATGTATAAGTAATACCCCACCCCCATCCATATTCAGCGACGTATAATAAAAATATTTGTAAAAATTTTATTATACTTTGTACATTTTATCGTTTATATCTACGCGTCTTTCTTGACTTTCTTCTTAATTTTCTTTTTAATTTTCTGCCTGACTTTTTATTACGTTTTATAGCATTTCCTCCTGCATTTGGTGGTTTTGGTGGTAGAATATCAGTTGTATCGTGTAGATACATTTTTTCTTCCGGGGTTATATTGTTATATGATAAATATTGCAAGGATGGTATTTGTGCAGGCTTACAAGGAACTTCTCTAAAACAAGTGGTTCCTTCGTAATCAAGATTGATTTTGATTTCATTACCATTATCATTAAAGTATTCAGTGCCGCCACCAGCATCTCCGTGACCCCAGTAATAACTACGAGTATAGTATCCTACATATCGTAAAGGATTTCTAGAATAATACTTTTGATTTGGCCAATATCCTGTAGTTCTGGTATATAACGCAAACGCATAACATTTACTTTTGTCAAAATCACTTGGACTCATACGAAACACTTCTACTTCACTCATAAATATTTATATATTAAACAAATAATAAAAAATTTGGGTATGTTAAATGAAAAAAGGTATAAAAAGAATCATCACTACAAATTATTTATCTCATATAATTATAAGATTCTTTCATGGCGTCATATGGATTTATTATTACTAGACACGTTAATTCCGAAAAAACTAATAAATATTGGAACCATGCGGTAAGAAGCATACGACGATTTTATCCATTTAGAAAAATAGTCATTATTGACGACAATAGCAATCAAGATTTTGTAAAGGCCGATTTCGAGTATAAAAATATTCAAATTGTGAAATCTGAATATCCGGGCAGAGGAGAATTGTTGCCATACTACTATTTCCACAAAAATAGATACTTCAATAATGCGGTTATTTTGCACGACAGCGTATTTTTTCATAAACGAATTCACTTTGAAAGGTTCAAACGAGAGAGAATTGTTCCGTTCTGGCATTTTGATCATGGTATAGATATTAATAAAAATATAGAAAACTGCGTGCGGTTATCCAAGTATCTTAATGATCCATATGCCATTCAAAAAAAAGTCATGCCGGATGATAGTATGTTCACATTAAAGTCTAGTCAGATTTGGCATGGATGTTTTGGAGTTCAAAGCTACATTAATTATGATTTTCTCTCTACTATACAAACAAAATATAATCTTTTCCATTTGTTAGATGGGGTTTTGACACGCGCTGACAGATGTTCTTTGGAGCGCATAATGGGGATTATATTTCACACAGAATCGCCAAAGTTATATAAACGCCCGTCTCTCTTGGGAGATATTTGGAAAGATCAGACATGGGGATATTCTTTTGAAACGTATTGTGCAGAATACACCCAGATACGTAAACCATTGATTAAAGTTTGGACTGGACGATAGCCGATGTGCGCTTAAAATGTCGGATTGTCTGTAAATGCAATTTGAGTAATCGGAGCACCACCAGACGATTCTTGTATAATAGGCTTTAATTGTTCCAATATCATAAACGCAACTATGGTGCAAACATATACCAATAGCGTATCTTTTACTATCGTCTTTAAAGGCTTGCTTTCTCTCTCAACAAATCGCATCTCAATAAACTTTCCTAAAAAAAATACGAATGCTATAATACCCGAGATAATATATATATTGTCCATGTATATTTTACATGGACAATGTTTCATAACAATTTTACGCATATCCTTTTACTTAACCTAAAACTTCAATATCGTCGATTAACAAATCAGGAATAATTTCTAGACGTTGTGGTTCAATATCATGAACGTCAAGTTGACCCAAGCTGACATTTTCGTTAAATATTTGTATTTTACCGCCTGAACTATCCGAGTCATCGTCGTCGTCAGTCTCCAACTTTCGTTGTTCGTTGCGTATATTGCTTAGCTCTTCTAGCCGTGCGATATCCTTTGGTGCACTTATTTGTTCTTCCTTGTTATTTGTATCAATGGCCATGTCCACATTGTTAAAACTTAATTTGGACGACATTGGTGTAACCTGTTGCTGCGATATTGGTGCAGAGCTAATACTTTCAGAAAGGATTTCATCGGGCATGGGCGTTTCTTTGATTTCTTCAACGACATCATCTTCGGTAGTTTCATCCAAATATGCGCGCAAAATCATATCAATCGGAATACTCTCTCTAACAGCATTCAATATACATTCTTGTATGATTACTTCCAATTCTCTGTGATTTTTTTGTGTTTGAAGAGGGGGGAGATTGGCCTCAAATAAATAGACATTCTTGTAAATCTTTCTTGCGACATGTATATAAACTTTATGAATAAAGTCTTCAAATTTCGGAATTTGAATGTCCACCTTCTTCTGCTTCGTACCTGCACGTACGGCGGTCAAAAGCTTTAATTGTATGATATGCACGCAGGTAATCAAGTCGTCTAAATAAGTGCAACCGCTTTTATCACAAATGCGTTTTTTCTCATTTTCGATAATAGTGGGATTCCATTTCGGAATACGACTGATAAAATTCTGAAACGTCATTAAATATTTATCCATTTCATTGTTTGCTTTACACAAGTTGAGAGATTCCTCAAAGATGGATTTAAATCCTTCCACGATTAGCGGGGTTAATATAGTTAATAATCTGGCACCCCACTCGTTTTTTGATTCATGTAAGGCACTTACGTTAAAATCATCCATGGTATATGTAGTTTAATAATTTATTTTAAAAGAAATTTTAACTCATTAAAATAAATTGAAAAATCAATAGTTGCAGTTACATGAATGAAATATTGTCTAAAGAAGCTTCTACATCCAAAAATATAAAATGCAACATGAAATATATCAAATTTTTTTCATTTTTGATATCTCTTCTTACCTTGTTAAATACCATGAGAAACTCATATAATTTTACTTGTTCAATATGCGCAAAATAATTGGATTCCAAAAGAGCAAGTACATCTAAACCACTATATCCTTTTTCGTACAATTTAAGAGTCAGTTGAATAACATCCTCATCAGTCTGGATGGGTTTTATCAGCTCCTTTTTAAGCCAATCTGCTCGTCTGGTTTTATATGTTTTTAAATTAAAGGTCTCGTTCAAATTATATTGATACAAATTTATCATGCGGTCATTATGCTCAGGTTCATATACATATATTTCGCAGAATCTCGATAATATGGGTTTCAACAACTTGTATTTATCCTCAACTATAATAAAAAAACGCGTCGTATGATTAAACAGCTCAATGCATCTACGTAAGGCGGATTGCGCATCCATCGTTAACTTGTCCGCATTTAATAAAACGATGCTTTTAAAAATGTCTCCCCCATTTGATTGAATATGCGTCTTTGCGAAAAACTTCAACTCTTCGCGAATAAATTTTATCCCCTTTCCATGGGCGCAGTTTACATATCTTACAAATGATTTGATGCGTTCATGATCGGAACCATAAATGGTATTGATAAACTCATGTACTATGGTTCGTTTTCCACTACCCGATGGTCCGTGAAATATAATATTTGGTATTTTGTGCATGGAATGAAAATATAATAGTTTAGTTTTTATCTCGGTATGTATATTCAATGCCGAATTCATGGTATACTAATATGATGCTGTATTTTTTAATATAATATCAGAACGTATATTTGTAACATAGTGTTGTTATAAATATATTGTGGGTTGAGGCTTCTAACTTCTCTCTTGGATCTATTTATACAGAGGTTGTTAGGCTGTGAGTGTATGGGTTTGCGCGGAAAGCGTTCAAAATATCAGGGGTATTTCGTTGCATCTCAATTCCCGTATTTAATTGTTGTGGAGTTCCAATACGACCATAATTTTCTTTTGCTGGAGGCAAGGATACGATAGAGTTTGGTGCAAAAGGGCGATTATCCATACAATTCGTATCTTGTCTAGGCAGAGATACATTCATGGTCTGATTGAACATTTGTGTGCCACCCATATTTGGACGATTATCAATAGTCTGCGACTTGATGTCATTGTTGTGTTGTCTGTATGCCGCAGAATAATCCATCGCTGCTTCGGCATTATTTCCAACATTACCATAAGTAGAATAGTTGGTAGAATCGCGTTGCGTGGATTCAAGGGAAGTATGGGTATCTACATATTGTTGAGAGGATTGGTTGTTAATATTAAATTGCGGCGAATACATAGTCGTTTCCTTCATAGTAGTAGGAGTAATATCATTCGGGTTGTTAAAATATCCCATTGGCACAGTTGAACTAACCTCATTACCATATATGCGAACATTCGAACAAACCTCTTCTTTGCGCGATGGCCTCAATACGTCCATAAATGGCGCAATAACTGCACCAATGGCTCCACTAAACCCAGAGCGCATAGTATCCACTGCTCTTGTAGTGCTGCGGTTGTTATTATAATTCTTGAAAGACCCGACACGTTTGTCGCCATCTAGACCAGGTGCACGACCAACCGCACTACAAATGGAGGGCTCGGACGTTCCAGACTTTTGTCTTTTGCTCTCCTCAAATGCGGTTGGTGCTCGTCCTACACCCACCTCGACTGCACTAGCTGGGCCAGTATAATCAATCTCGACGTTGTTTCTTCGGATGATACCCATTTCTTGTTCCGAGCGCAACATTTCACCCTTTTCGGAACCAGTTGTGGTAAGCCATCGGTCTTGACTATTTACAAAAAAAGCATCAGGAGTGTGCTTTTCAACACGCCCAATAATGCCTACATTTTTAACTGTTGCATAAGACGGACCCTCTAAATTATTCAAGTTGTATTCAAGCTTGGGATTGGTCGTAGTTCTTAATTCATCTACAGTTTTAGGAAGCCACTTGTCGCGAGCCTCCATACCTGAGTTAAAACCACCACTACCGCTTGGAGAAAAGCCGTGATTCAAACCTGGACCGACATTTTCACTCTCAAATGGCTTCACATTGTTATTTCTTGAACCAGGATTCACGCGCGATTGATAAAAATCACTTTGATTCGGGGCTCCATAGGCCCAGTTCATATTTGCCTCTGGCTTGAACAATGGCGCCTGCTCAATCTTTTTGATTACCTGACTCCCGGTTCCAACCATATTATCTAAAACAGTCTCGGCAATATTCATATCATATGTGTAGCCCTTGATTTTTCCACCATTAAAAGGGATCATGTTATTGTGCTTAAAAGAAGTACTATCTAAATAATTGCCAGTGAGAGAATATATTTGCTGCTGCACATTTCCGACCTTGACACCTGCATTCTCTTGTTTCTCATAATAGTTTTGGTCAAAATACTTATCGGTGCTTGCATTTGGGTTAGGATACAAGCCGATGGTATCTGCAAGCTGTTTGTTGTTTGTCACTGGATAATTCTGAGGAGGAATATCGGTATTTGGAATATAATTATCTGTTTTAACACCCAAATTACTTCTTATTCCCATATTTGTAAAATTTTCAGGTTGCATTTTCTTGACAATCTTTTTTTTGTCTGCCTTTTCATTATTTTGATTTGATATAACATATAATCCACTTAATGCAATAAAGGGCAGTGCTAATTCCATTATTATATATATCATAGAATATATTATTAATTGTAAAAACGCTCAAAATTGAAACTCTATTAATATTTTTATAATGCTTTATAAAAATAATACAATACAAATAGGCTGTCCCTAGTATGCATTATGTGCACCTGTTAAAATAATCCTTTTCTAAAACACGCGTGTTTAAATTATTTATAAAAGGCATACACGTATTCTCTTGAGGATTCAGCGGAAGTATATACCAGTCAACTTGTTCTAAATCTCGGGCTGTCCAAGCAGGCATAATTGCGCGAGACTGCTCCGTGAATAAATTATTACATGTAGGATATTGAATAGGCTTACTAGGCACAACATATTGAGTATATTCATCCTTTCCTAAACAATCTCTCCCAATATATCTACGATTAATTCCCCTCAACTCACTTTCTAAATTGATACTATTTGTTCGCAAATTCGCACCCCACTTTTGAATAATAATTTGTGGGTCTTCAATATAACATGGCGTGTCTCCATTGCCAGGCATATTCAGCATATATCGACCAGGGTCGGTTGATTGTTGTAAATGTTTAATAGTTCTACAAGGATCGTAGTTAAATCGGGTATTTGCCATGTTATTATATACTATGAAAAGAATTTTAGAATATTTAGTAATTATGTAGAAATGTATATATTTGATTTGCATAAATGAAATAAGTTTAAACTGATTTAAGAATATCTACCATTTAGATATACTATGCGCCTAGAAATTGAAGAGATTGATGCACCACGTCCAACCCTTTGTTTGAATATGATCGTCAAGAATGAGAGTAAAATTATTCGCAGATTGATGGAGTCTGTTTCTTCAATCATTGATTGTTATTGTATTTGCGATACTGGGTCCACAGATGATACGATTGAACTTATCAATACCTTTTTTTCGCAGAAAAACATCCCTGGCAAAGTGGTCTCAGAACCATTCAAAAATTTTGCACATAACAGATCTCATGCATTGCAGGCATGCAGTGGAATGTCTGACTATGCGCTCCTGCTAGACGCAGATATGGTTTTTGAAATTAACAAGTTTGATAAGCGTAAATTGGCACAAGCAGATTCATTTTGTTTGTTGCAAGGCAATGATAGTTTTTATTATCAAAATATGCGAATTGTCCGAAACAACGGGTTGTATAAGTATACAGGTGTAACACATGAATACATTTCTACCCCTTCAGGCAATCACAATATAAATATTGGCAGAGACGAATTATTTATTCGTGATATTGGAGACGGCGGATCCAAGAGCGACAAGTTTGAGCGCGACATCAGACTTTTGTTAGAGGGTTTGAAAGAAGAGCCTGGAAACGTGCGCTACCATTTTTATCTAGCAAATAGCTATAAGGATAGTGGTCAGTTTGAGAAGGCGATTGAGTATTATCATAAACGAATTGCTCTTGGTGATTGGGAGCAAGAAGTTTGGTATAGTTATTATAACATCGCTAATGTTTATGAAGCCCAAGGAAAAATGCCTGATGCCATCATTTATTGGCTAAAGGCGTTTAATCTTAACCCACTTCGCCTTGAAAATATTCATAAGATTGTTCAACATTATCGTATTATTGGAGAGTGTAAAACTGCTAAAATGTTCTACGATGTTGCAAAAGGCGTGCTCAAACAAAATATTCAAAAGGATAATTATTTATTCTTGGCAAATGATGTATACACGTATAAATTTGAGTATGAGTATTCTATTATTGCGTGCTATTTGGGTATTAAAAACATTAATGATTCGGTTGTCGCCATCTTTAACAACAGCACTGATTCGGGTATCATTCATAATACCTTTTCCAACATGAAATTTTATAAAGATGTGTTGAAGCCTCAAAGGGTTGTTGATTTTACATTTGTACATCATGTAAATATACGCGACAAAGAACAAGTCCCGTTTTATTCTTCATCTGCTTCTTTATTGCCCAAGGCAGATAATAGTGGCTACATGATGAATATCCGTGCAGTTAATTATTGGATCAATGTGAATGGCGGATACATGAACTGCGATGAGTATATTTTTACTAACAATAAGTACCTAGAGATGGATCGTGATTTTAAAATTACACATGAAAAGTTTTTTGATGTTAATTTGGAACCCAAGCATTATTTAGGAATTGAAGATGTTCGTATTTTTAAAAGTGATACAGAAGACAAGCTCATTTATTTGGGTACCAGTCAACATATTGATGGAAAGATTGGTATGTTAATGGGCGATTATGATACAACCGCAAATTGCCTTGTTTCTAAGGAAATAAAGTGCGGATTTAATGAAAGTTGGTGCGAGAAGAATTGGGTATATGTGAAGTACAAGGGCGAGAACCATATTATTTACAAGTGGGGACCTCTTGATATTTGCAAGGTGAACCCCGTAACAAATAATATTGACTTGATTGAGTCTAGAAAGAACATGCCTAAAATATTTGAGCACGTGCGAGGCTCTACTTGTGCCTTCAACTACAAGGATGAGATTTGGTTTGTCCTTCATTTGGTTTCGTATGATTCGTTGCGTAATTATTATCATATATTTGCCGTCTTTGATAAAGATCTAAACTTCTTGCGACATTCTGCGCCATTCTCTTTTGAGGATCAATGCATTGAATATTGTTTGGGTCTTGTTGTGGAGGATGATAGAGTTCTTGCTACATATAGCACTTGGGATAGAACTACTAAATTGGCGATTTATGACAAGAGTTATGTTGATGCGCTTATTAAATATTAAATTTTATGATTACTAAAACCCACAAACATATTTTACAAAATAAAATATGTTTTTATTGTATATGGCCATGGACCCATTTACAAATGGTAGAATTTCAACTATTATTGATGTTGATGGAATGGCTTATTACATAATTCAGCCAGGATGTCCTTTGTTTAAAGCGACTAAAAAATCTGATACATTGGGTTTAAGACCCGGGAGACTTTCTTTTTTTGGCGTTTACAATATGGATCCAGCTTATATTGCATCCTATGAAGATGAATATGGAATTATATTTGCGTTTGAAACTATGCGTCCATACAAATTATTAGCTTTAGACCACCCAGCTACCCAAGCGACGTTATACTATCGAGTACCAGAAAATATAAAAAAAATTTTAAGAAGAAATTATGGATATACCATGTCGGGAAGACGAGACTCTGAGCTTGGTTCTGATATTGCATTATCTCAATACTTGTGCGATGAAGGATACGAGGGTTATGCTACTAATTCTATGGCAACTGATACAGGTGAATTTCACCCAGAATTTATGATTTGTAATGTAGATGGTATGAGACCTCTAGGTCGTATAACAAATGACCCAAGAAAAATTGCTAATATTTTGCAGACGGGAAGAATAGACGAGGCTAGTCGCGACTTAAAAGTATCCCGAAAGGGCAAACAAAGAATTGAATCACCATCTGTCGCTAGAGCGCGACCTATGTCTTTTGCACCGACTAATCTTTTTGCATCATATGATAGTCCTCCTAGCTCGCCATCTAGTAGTGGAATACCTAAATTATCATTTGGAGATATGGATGATGAGGATGATGATGACAATAAGGAAAATTCGCCTTCACGTGCAAATAAAAGATTGTTTGGCGGATTAAGAAAAAGACGTTCTTATAAAAAAAGGAAAACAAGAACGAATAAAAGAAAAAGAAGCGGACGCGCAAGAAAAGGCACTCGCAGAAGACGCTAGGTTAAGGCACTGGGAATGGGCGTTGGTTCTTTTCCACAACCAATGGTTTGGGCATGTAAGTCGGACCTTTCTCAAACACATTAACCAATTGCAATGTTTTTAGTTCAGGCGTGAAACAAGGTTGCGGATTTACTAAATTTGTTGAATTAATGCCAAACAAAAAGGATTCAATATCGGGTGCGTTGTATGACATGGTATTCCAAGGAAGTTGGCCGGGATTCAATCCATTGCCAGCCCAATTTGTAGTGTAGGCTTGGCCATAGGCAGAATTTTTATAAGTTGTATATTGTCTAGATTCCGCATATTGTTTTTGTTCCCAACAATAGTTGCTCGGGGTATTCTTATTGCGTGTTGATGCCATTTATAATAGCACAAGATTATTATAATGCGGATAATAATGCATTTATTTTTTCTTCGGCGATGGTTCCGGTTTCCAAAAAATCACAAATACACGAGTGTGCTAAATAAAAATAATCAAATGCAAATAGTCCCATCAATCCAACGTGCAAAAATTCGCTGTTCCCAAAGCCAGCCGCTGATTTTGTCATACACTTAGTGAACTCAGGGCTCTTCTTCACTCGTTCAAACAAGACGCTTACTTCCTGGTTGATCTGCTTGTCCTCGAATTCTTCTAAATTAAACGCATTCAAAAACTCAATTCTGTATTGGTCTTCTTGGTCCACGTCGCTTGCATTATTATATGTACACTTCAATAGCGTATTATACATATAATAAATCTGTTATTAAATTTAAATTCTTTTCGGCGGATTTACATTTGTTTGCCGTCGGGGGAGCAAGTATCCCTCATTAATTCACGAGATGGGACACCACCGCGAATCCATCCTGGAGATGCGACGCTCTCAACACTATAGACAGGGTTCGTCATTCTCTCTTTGATATTGTTCATCAAAGGGGTGTTGCTATATTGCATATAACTTTTTTCGGACAAACCAGTTACACTTCGCTTGTTTGTAATCATCTCGCCTTGCTGAATTTCCGATTCAACGATGGGATCTACGGAGCCGCGTCCTAAATAAGGAACGGTGGAAAACGGGCGCTGAAACAAGTCGATGCGGCATTTTGGATGTGTTTGAATGGATCCAATTAATAGTTGAGAGTTTTGGTCGATATTGCACCCTCCAGCACCAGAGTTGAATCCGCCCTTGTAGTTGATGCCAGGTTGGGTTGTTGCTAAAGCAATAGGCTTTTTCATAGAACAATCGTTGGCAAAGTAATTTTGAAGACTATAATTGCAAGTTTCTAAGGATTGAATGCTTCGTTGGTCAAGGCTACATCCATCATTCCCGATGCGCGACATATTGTCAAAAACATAACTTGAAACATTCGCCATTCTATATTATATATATACTTGTATAAAAAAAGTATTCGCCAAAATACATTACTCGTTTATAATAATTATATATCACGTAAACAAACCATAATATAATTTTAATTTTTATATTATGATTTTTCTTATATTATGATTTTAGTTGTTATACTACCACGTCATTATAATTTCGAGACGTTAACTACAAATCTACCACCAGCTAATGTTGTTGCGCCGGTTGCTGTGCCTGTAAGTGTAAACGTTACACTTGTATCTGTGCTTGTTGTAAACCGGTCTGCTGCAATACCACCGGATACTACCGAACTAGTGGTATTAATGATAACAGCAGATCCAGCGGCACTAAACAACAATTGACTACTAACAGCTGGACTTGATCCTGCGGAAACATAGGCGGTTGTTGCGCCAGGGTCAACAAGACTTGCGTTTGCACGAACAAACCAACTGACTGCATAATCAGTATTGGCTTCAAGTGTAAACGATGTGGTTGCGGTAAAACCAGTTGATGCACTGCTAGTAAATGTTGAACTAGTATTCGACTTAGCATTTGATGGACCAACCGGACCAGTAATACCAGTAATACCGGTTATACCAGTTGCACCAGTAGGACCGAATACACCAGTCGGACCAGTAATACCGGTTGCACCAGTAGAACCAAGTCCAGTCGGACCAGTAATACCAGTAATACCAGTAATACCAGTTGGACCAGTTATACCAGTAATACCAGTAGGACCAGTTGCACCAGTGATACCAGTGATACCAGTTGGACCAGTTGCACCAGTGATACCAGTTGCACCAGTAGGACCAGTAGGACCAGTCGTACCAGTGATACCAGTTGCACCAGTGATACCAGTTGGACCAGTTGCACCAGTGGCACCAGTAGCACCAGTTGGGCCAGTAGCACCAGTAATACCAGTAGTACCAGTAGCACCAGTTGGACCAGTCGGACCAGTCGTACCAGTAGCACCAGTTCTACCAGTAGCACCAGTAGGTCCAGTGTCTCCAGTTGGACCAGTAATACCAGTAGGACCAGTAGGACCGGTAATACCAGTTATACCAGTAGCACCAGTAGCGCCAGTAGCACCAGTTGGACCTGTGGTACCAGTCGCACCAGTATGACCAGTAGGACCAGTAATACCAGTAGCACCAGTTGTACCAGTTGGACCAGTAGTACCAGTTGTACCAGTAATACCAGTTGGACCAGTAACACCAGTAGCACCAGTTGCACCAGTTGTACCAGTCGGACCAGTAGTACCAGTAGCACCAGTAATACCAGTGAAACCAGTTGGACCAGTTGTACCAGTAGTACCAGTTTGACCAATTGCGCCAGTGGGACCAGTTGCACCAGTTGCACCAGTTGCACCAGTTATACCAGTTGCACCAGTATGACCAGTAGGACCAGTTATACCAGTCGTACCAGTTGCACCAGTAACACCTGCAATACCAGTAGAACCAGTAGAACCAGTTGCACCCGTTGCACCAGTTCTACCGGTTGGTCCAGTAATACCAGTAATACCAGTAGCACCAGTTGGACCAGTATCGCCAGTTGGACCGGTAATACCAGTTGGACCAGTAGCACCAGTTATACCAGTTGCACCAGTAGAACCAAAACCAGTAGCACCAGTTATACCAGTAGCACCTGTGAAACCAGTAGCGCCAATAGCACCAGTATGACCAGTAATACCAGTAGCACCAGTAGTACCAGTAGTACCAGTAGCACCAGTAATACCAGTAGCACCAGTAATACCAGTAGCACCAGTAGTACCAGTAGTACCAGTTGGACCAGTCGTACCAGTTGTACCAGTAGTACCAGTGGCACCAGTATGACCAGTAGTACCAGTAGGACCAGTCGCACCAGTAATACCAGTTATACCAGTAGCACCAGTATGACCAGTAGTACCAGTTGTACCAGTCGCACCAGTAGTACCAGTTATACCAGTAGGACCAGTCGCACCAGTAGTACCAGTAATACCAGTAGCACCAGTAGCACCAGTTATACCAGTAGGACCAGTCGCACCAGTTGTACCAGTTGTACCAGTTGTACCAGTTGTACCAGTAATACCAGTAGCACCAGTAGCACCAGTAGCACCAGTAGCGCCAGTAGCACCAGTTTGACCAGTTTGACCAATCGCACCAGTAGCACCAGTAGCACCAGTTGCGCCAGTTGCGCCAGTTGCGCCAGTTGCGCCGGTAGCGCCAGCACCCGTAGCACCAGTAGCACCAGTTCTACCAGTTGAACCAGTAATACCAGTAATACCTGTAGCGCCAGTAGGACCAGTATCGCCGGTTGGGCCAGTAATACCAGTTACACCAGTTGCACCGGTTTGACCAATCGTACCAGTAGCACCAGTAGCACCAGTATGACCAGTAGTACCAGTAGGACCAGTGGCACCAGTGGCACCAGTAATACCAGTGGCACCAGTAATACCAGTGGCACCAGTTGTACCAGTCGGACCAGTAGCACCAGTTATACCAGTAATACCAGTTGAACCAGTAATACCGGTTGTACCCGTGGGACCAGTAGCACCAGTAGTACCAGTAATACCAGTTGAACCAGTAATACCTGTTGTACCCGTGGGACCAGTAGCACCGGTTATACCAGTGGCACCAGTAGTACCAGTAATACCAGTAGCACCAGTTGTACCAGTCGGGCCAGTAGCACCAGTTATACCAGTTGAACCAGTTATACCAGTTATACCAGTAGTACCAGTTGGACCAGTCGCACCAGTGATACCAGTTATACCAGTTGCACCAGTTATACCTGTTGTACCCGTGGGACCAGTAGCACCAGTTATACCAGTAATACCAGTTGAACCAGTTGTACCAGTTGTACCAGTTGTACCAGTTGGACCAGTAGCACCAGTGATACCAGTTGCACCGGTTGTACCAGTCGCACCGGTCGCACCAGTGGCACCGGCAATACCAGTAGCACCAGTCATACCAGTGGCACCAGTTGTACCAGTTCTACCGGTTGGTCCAGTAATACCAGTAATACCAGTAGCACCAGTAGGACCAGTGTCGCCAGTTGGACCAGTAATACCTGTAGCACCAGTAATACCCGTAGCACCAACCCGTCCAGTAGCACCAGTAATACCAGTTGTACCAGTATGACCAATCTCACCAGTTGCACCAGTGGCACCAGTAATACCAGTGGCACCAGTAATACCAGTAGCACCAGTTGTACCAGTCGGGCCAGTAGCACCAGTAATACCAGTTATACCAGTTGCACCGGTTATACCAGTTGTACCAGTTGGACCAGTAGCACCAGTTATACCAGTAATACCAGTTGAACCAGTAATACCGGTTGTACCCGTGGGACCAGTAGCACCAGTAGTACCAGTAATACCAGTTGAACCAGTAATACCGGTTGTACCCGTGGGACCAGTAGCACCAGTGATACCAGTAATACCAGTTGCACCGGTTATACCAGTGGCACCAGTTGTACCAGTGGGGCCAGTTGCACCAGTTATACCAGTTGCACCGGTTATACCAGTGGCACCAGTTGTACCAGTAGGACCAGTTACACCTGTATGACCTAGCGCGCCAGTTGGACCAGTCGCGCCAGTAGTACCAGTAGTACCAGTTACACCAGTATGACCTAGCGCACCAGTTGGACCAGTAGTACCAGTTCTACCAGTGGATCCAGTAATACCAGTAATACCAGTAGCACCAGTTGGACCAGTGTCACCGGTTGGGCCAGTAATACCAGTAGCACCAGTTGCACCGGTTTGACCAATCGCACCAGTAGCACCAGTAGCACCAGTAATACCAGTAGTACCAGTAGGACCAGTAGCACCAGTTATACCAGTAGTACCAGTAGCACCAGTTATACCAGTAGTACCAGTAGGACCAGTAGCACCGGTAATACCAGTAGTACCCGTAGGACCAGTGATACCGGTTATGCCTGTAGCACCAGTAGGACCAGTAGCACCAGTTATACCAGTTGCACCAGTTATACCAGTTGCACCAGTTATACCAGTAGGACCAGTAGCACCAGTTATACCAGTAGTACCAGTTGCACCAGTAATACCAGTTGCACCAGTAGGACCAGTAGCACCGGTTATACCAGTAGTACCCGTAGGACCAGTGATACCGGTTATGCCTGTAGCACCAGTAGGACCAGTAGCACCGGTTATACCAGTCGCGCCAGTGATACCGGTTATGCCTGTAGCACCAGTGGGACCAGTAGCACCAGTTATACCAGTAGTACCAGTTGGGCCAGTAGCACCAGTAATACCAGTAGTACCAGTAGGACCAGTCGCACCAGTAATACCAGTTGGGCCAGTAGCACCGGTTGTACCAGTAATACCGGTAGCACCAGTAATACCAGTCGCACCAGTCGGGCCAGTCGCACCAGTTGTACCAGTAGTACCGGTAAAACCAGGAGCACCAGTCGCACCAGTAGAACCAGTTGCACCCGTTGCACCAGTTCTACCGGTGGGTCCAGTAATACCAGTAATACCAGTAGCACCAGTTGGACCAGTGTCTCCAGTGGGGCCAGTAATACCAGTGGGGCCAGTAGCACCGGTTATACCAGTAGAACCAGTAGGACCAGTAATACCAGTCGCACCAGTAATACCAGTGGGACCAGTTGCACCAGTAATACCGGTTATACCAGTAATACCAGTCGAACCAGTAATACCAGTGGGACCAGTTGCACCAGTAGTACCAGTTGTACCAGTGGGACCAGTAGCGCCAGTAATACCAGTAGTACCAGTTACACCAGTAGCACCAGTTGTACCAGTGGGACCAGTAGCACCAGTAATACCAGTAGTACCCGTGGGACCAGTAGCACCAGTTATACCAGTAATACCGGTAGGTCCAGTAGCACCAGTTATACCAGTTGCACCAGTCGGACCAGTAGCACCAGTAGCACCAGTAATACCGGTTGTACCAGTAATACCAGTAGGACCAGTTGCACCAGTAATACCAGTTGTACCAGTGGGGCCAGTAGCACCAGTAATACCAGTTGTACCCGTGGGACCAGTAGCACCAGTTATACCAGTAATACCGGTAGGTCCAGTAGCACCAGTTATACCAGTAGCACCAGTCGGACCAGTAGCACCAGTTGTACCTGTGGGACCAGTAGCACCAGTTATACCAGTAATACCGGTAGGTCCAGTAGCACCAGTTGCGCCGGTTGCGCCAGCACCAGTAGCACCAGTAGCACCAGTAATACCAGTTTGACCAATCGCACCAGTAGCACCAGTAGCACCAGTTGTACCAGTTCTACCGGTAGGTCCAGTAATACCAGTAATACCAGTTGCACCAGTTGGACCAGTATCACCAGTTGGACCAGTTATACCAGTGGGGCCAGTAGCACCGGTTATACCAGTAGAACCAGTTGGACCAGTTGCACCAGTTGCACCAGTAGTACCAGTTGGACCAGTAGCACCAGTTATACCCGTGGGACCAGTAGCACCGGTTATACCAGTAGTACCAGTTGGGCCAGTAGCACCAGTAATACCAGTAGTACCAGTTGGGCCAGTAGCACCAGTAATACCAGTAGTACCAGTTGGGCCAGTAGCACCAGTGATACCAGTAGTACCAGTTGGACCAGTAATACCGGTTATACCAGTAGCACCGGTTATACCAGTAGTACCAGTTGGACCAGTTGCACCAGTAATACCAGTAATACCAGTTGGACCAGTTGCACCAGTAATACCAGTAGTACCAGTAGGACCAGTAGCACCGGTTATACCAGTAGTACCAGTAGGACCAGTAGCACCAGTAGTACCAGTAGGACCA